GTCTTTACATTGAGCCACTTTTGACCAAATCGAAAGAGGACACGACGCATTCTCGCCGTGTAGTATTTAGTTATTTGCAAGACAAAAATGCGATAACCGAATTGTTTCGCGAGATTTCGCCAAAAATTGCTGATCGTCCGGGTGGATATTTGCGTATTTTGAAGACTGGCACGCGTTTGGGCGATAATGCCGATATGGCGATGATCGAATTTGTGGATTACAACGAGGGTATGTTGAAGGAGAAAAAAGCTGCGAAAAAAGCGACTACACGTCGTGCGGGTTCTCGCAAAAAAGCAGACGAAACGGCTCCAAAAGCAGAGGGTCCAATCGCAGAGGAAGTTGTTGAGACGCCTGTAGCGGAAGAAACTCCTGCTGCTGAAGTTGTGGAGGCACCTGCGGAAGAAGTTGTTGCTGAGGAGGCACCTGTTGCTGAAGTTGTAGAAGAAACTCCTGCAGAGGAAGTTGCTGAAACACCTGCGGAAGAAGCTCCTGCTGCAGAGGAAGAGAAGAAGTAATTAAATTATTTCGCAATAAAAAAACGTTTCCAATATTGGGAGCGTTTTTTTGTTTTTTTTATGAAGCAAGTGTCAGAAAAAATGAGTATCTTTGCAGATTGAAAACAAACAATCACATAAATTATTACACAAAATAGTATGCAAAAAAACACATCCATAAACCGAGTCGTTGTATTCTGCGGGTCAAATTCAGGAAACCACGACGTTTACAAAACACAGGCAGCCCTTTTGGGGCAAACATTAGCCAAGCACAACATTGAGTTGATTTATGGCGGAACAAAAATAGGTTTGATGGGAGCTGTTGCAGACGGTGTTTTGAGTAATGGCGGAAAGGTTATCGGCGTATTACCACATGTGTTAGAGTCGAGAGAAATTGCACACGAACAGTTAACGGAGTTGATTTTTGTGGACACCATGCACGAAAGAAAAGCAAAAATGAACGATCTTTGTGATGCTGTAATCACTTTGCCTGGAGGCTTTGGAACGATGGACGAACTTTTTGAAATGCTCACATGGGCTCAGATTGGGTTGCACGAAAAACCAATTGCGCTCTTAAACATCAACGGTTTTTACGATCCTTTCCTCAGCCTTGTACAAACGATGGTTGACAGCGGTTTTTTGAAGAAAAGCAACCAGGAAATGATAACTGTAAGTGATAGTATTGATGATCTTATCAAAGAAATTATTACCTTTGCAAATTGAAATCAGATAAAATATGCTAACAGCAGACGAAATAAAAAATATTGTCTCTCGTGGCGAGGGGCATCACGCAGATTTCAAGCGTAGCGTTCCGACAAAAGTTAGAGAGTTGGCGGAGGAAGCTTGTGCGTTTGTCAATAGCGATGGCGGTCTTATTTTGGTAGGTGTTAATGATGAAAATCAAATTATCGGAACACTAATTAACAATAAGAAACGCTCTGATATTCAAGATGCGATAAGAGTTGTATCGCCTGCTATTCATGCGAAAATATATAGTGTTGATGTTGATGAAAAACAAGTTTGGGTTATTGATGTTCCTGTTGGAAAGGACAAACCTCACACGGTGTCAGGTGCAATTTTTATTCGAGAAGGAGCGAATACCCAAAAACTAACAGGAGCAGATGAGATAAGAAAATTTTATCAAAAAAGCAACAGCATTTTTTTTGATGCTATGCCTTGTTCGCGTTTCAACATCGACACGGATTTTGACAATAAAACATTCGATCTGTTTCTACGAGAGTCGGGTGTTTTAGGCGATATTCCGCAACAACAAATCTTAGAAAACTTACACGTTTTCGATGAATCGGGTGTGATAAAAAATGGTGGTGTATTGTTTTTTGGCGAACATCCAGAGAAGTTTTTTCCGCAAGCCGTTGTGCATTGCGTGAGGTTCAAAGGAGCAGAACGAATTCATATCATTGACGATAAAATGTTCGAGGGGACATTGTATGAGCAATATATTCAGGCGGATAAGTGGATAAAGGATAAGTTGGAGGTGGAATATATTATCAAAGGAAGTGGCAAACGTAAAGAAATTTGGGAAATTCCGTTGGAAGTTTTCAAAGAGGCGATTATCAATGCTCTTTCGCACCGTGATTATTACCAACACGGAGCAGTAACGATGATAGAAGTATATGACGATCGTGTGGAAATTTCCAATCCGGGCGGACTGCTTGAGGAAGTCAAAAAAGAGTTTGGAAAAAAGAGTGCATCTCGAAACCCTTTAGTTTTCGGACTTTTCACACGTATGGATTTGGTGGAAAAAGTGGCATCGGGCATTCCGCGTATGCGTAAAGAAATGAAAAAAGCGGGACTGCCAGAGCCGACGTTTTATGCGGATGGCGGATTTTTTACGGCTACGTTTATGCGACCGGAGAAAAAGAATGACCCTGTAAATACTATTGACAATACTGCAGATTCCAATGATGGCATAGTAAATGACATAGTAAATGACATAGTAAACAAGAAAGGATCTGTTGAGCAGGTTGTTTATGAGCTGATTAAGGAAGGGGAGGGCTTGTCAGCTTCTGACATAGCAAAAGTAATCGGAAAAAGTTGGCGTACGACAATGCGTTATCTCGATGTCCTGAAACGAGAAGGTAAAATTGAATTCAGAGGAGCTCCAAAAACGGGTGGATATTATTTAAAATCGTAAAAAAATGCTCTCAAAATTTCAAATATCAACACCTCACGAAAACTTGTACGACATAACAAGCAAAGTCCGCGAAGCCATTGCCAAAAGCGGTATTGCTGACGGTATTGCGGTTGTATATTGTCCGCATACTACAGCAGGAATAACAATCAATGAGAATGCCGACCCCGATGTTGTGCCGGATTTACTTCTTGGTTTAGACAAGGCATTCCCCGATAGGGCAGAATTTCACCACGCCGAAGGCAACAGTGCTGCTCATCTCAAAGCAAGTGCTGTTGGAGCGAGTGAAACCATAATTGTGAGTGGAGGCAAGCCTGTTCTCGGGACTTGGCAAGGCATTTATTTCTGCGAATTTGATCCGCCACGAGAGAGAACTTTTTTTGTAAAAGTGATTGAAGGATAAAACAAAACTCCGAAAACACGTGTAAATACTACTGTTCTCGGAGTTTCAGCGGAAAGTGAGGGATTGCCGATATTTTAACACATTTTACTAACTGTTTGTTTTGTTTTAGAATGAGCAGACACGCAAGTTTTTTGAATCAACAAAAGCAAACAGTTTTTTACATCATGTTGAGAAAATTTGTTAGATTTTCTCAACCGCTATTCAAGGCTTCTTACGGCCTCTGCTTTCATTTCATCGTCTATATCACGATACCTCAACGCCGACCGACTGTTTGGAGAGTGCCCCGTTAGACTTCCTGCAAGTGCTGTATCTTTGAATTTTTTATATACGTTAGCGTAAAGCGTACGGCGTGCAAGATGCGATGATGCTATTTCGTTCAGTGGTTTTTGAACGTCTTTGCGTGTGTGAGTGTCCATTACCGTAACGATGCGATTTATCTCTGACAACGTAAACGCACGTTTTATCGCGTCGTTATACTTTTGTTCTGAAATGAACGGTAAAAGCCTGTCGCCCTCAATGCATTTATATTTTTCAAGTATTTCAAGCGCTATTTTGTTTAGTGGAACTCGAATTGTCTTTGCGCTTTCATCCTTTGTTTTTCCAGCGATGTACTCAACTGCCCCGTTTATTATATTGGACTTTTTTAGACGGATAAGGTCGCCAACCCTGCAACCGATACAGCAATGAAATACGAAGATGTCACGCTGCACAGCAGTTTCGGGTGTAGTCGATAGGTCAGCGTTAAAAAGTTTATTTCGTTCGTCTATAGTCAAGTAATACGGCGTTCCGTACACTTGTCTTGGAGTGTCGATGTTGTTATATGGCGAGAGGTTTATTTTGCCCATTTTGACGCACCAATTAAAAAATACCCTTGCACGTATGGAATACTTTGCAAAAGTGTTCTCACTGCGCCTTTTTGGCTCTTTTTTATATAGTGTTGGATGTAGTTTGTAGATCTCATTTTCGGTGCGTATGAACTTGTCGAAGTCGAGTGCGGTTTCGGCTGTAAATTTATTCAGAACAAGACTGAATTTTGGGCTTGAAAACTGCTTATATTTTTCATACCTTTCAAGTGCTGTTCGCAAAACAGCATAATCCACTTTTCTGCGCCTGTCGTTTAGGTCAAATTTCTCAAGAAACTCATCGTATGCGTAGAACACCGTTATTTCTTTCACTTGTTTTGGAAACAAAATCAAATTCATTTCAGATTTTATTTCCCGGCTTGTTGGTTTTATGCCGCTTTTCAGTAGCATATCGACAGTTGATAACAGCCTTGTCTTTGTTAGCAGTATTTCACGCTCGACTTGTTCACGCTCAATAGGGTTAATATGCGCCCTATCTTTCAGGCGACGCTTCTTTGTGTCCCAATGCTCCCAATTCACTAAAATATCGCTTGTGTAAAACGGCGTAACTCCACGATGCACAGATACTCGAAATATTAACTTTGAATAACTATTGCCTTTCTTTGTGGATTTTTTTAGTATGGGCGTGATGGTTGGCATTACAATCCGATGAACACATTTTGCGGAGACGGAAACTCAAAATATAGTCTTTGCACGTTTCTTGATGCTTGGCGGTCTATTGTAATCACTCTATAACCAAGCCACGTTTGACCTGCTAAATTTTCAACAATAACTGCAACAAAATGCACCCCCTGTTCAATTCCCAAAATTTCAATTTGTGGCATTGCTGGCTCATTTCTGAAAAATCCATTAATGTGTTTAGGGGCGATTGTATCGTATCCTGAAATCATAGAAAAATTATATTTGAACGAACTAGACGAGGACTCTAAATCAAATTCCAAATCGTCAAACATGGCAATAAGCGCAGAGGTGTAATTGACATAACCAAGACCTTGAATATACTGCCTAACATCAAATGTTATGTCGTGATGTGTTTTAACCACGCCCTCATTGCCTCTGCAAGCGACAGCCAGTATTGCCACCGTTAAAATGATGAGTAGTTTTTTCATTGTCGATGTTTTTACGCTGTAGCATTCTGGTCACTGTCGGTTTTTGGCGCAGATTTTGCGTTAATTTGCAAGTCAATAGCGGTCAAAATTTCATTTGAATACTTGAAAATATCGTCAAGGCCACCGATGTCAAATCGCACCGATTTAGAATCTTTGTCAATAACGGTGATATACTTGTTTTTTCCGTTGAAATGTAGCCTGCAAAACGTTTTTCGCATATTGTCCAACATTATACTGAAATGACTAACGCTATCACGGTAAATTATACGTGAAACATCAACCTTTGAACGACATATCGCTTTCACAATCATAAAACCCTCTAACTCCTCAGCCGTTGTAACAATCTCGTCTTTTTCGTCCAAACTTTCTGTGTTTTGGTCGTTTTTAACAGCATCCGTTTTCTCTTTTTCAAGCGCGTTTTTCAAAACGTCCTTTATCTTGTCGCTAATATGTGACTGTATTGATTTTTTCAAAAGCTCATTGAAATATTCAACAGCCTTTGGTGTCATATTTTTTTCATAGACCTTTCGGCAAAACAGCCTAACAAAATCATCGCTTGGGTTTAAAAACTCATCGCTTATCACGTGTTTAAGCGCGTTTTTATACTTCAAATCGTTTGCGGAATTAAGGATTGCCTCAACATCAAAGTTCGATTTGTGAAACTTTCGTAATTCCTCGATGTGCGTTTCCCGAATATCTGAAATATTCAGATCTAAAAACGGCTTTGCGTCCATTTTATTGGAATTTTCAAGGTCGGTGTAAAACCGGTATGCAATTCCGTTTGTTAGTATCGCAAATTTCGCTTCTGAAACGTGAAAGTATCGCGCCAACTGGTCATCGTGCGCTTCCAAATTTTGATTGATGTGCTTACATTCAATAAGTATTACAGGCTTTCCATCTCTAAATATGGCATAATCGACCTTTTCGCCTTTTTTCGTGCCAATATCGCAAGTAAATTCTGGCACAACCTCTTTCGGATTGAAAACGTCGTAGCCCATCATTTGAATAAACGGCATAATGATTGCGCTCTTTGTCGCCTCTTCTGTTAAGATGCTACACTTGACAGCATCGATTTTGTCTGCCAAGTTCTTTAATTGGTCTTTGATATCCATAGTTATTGTGTTTTTGGGTGTTATTCAATTGCAAAGATACGAATTTTTTCGTAAATTGCCAACATTTTTACTTTTTTGTTGATAATTTTTCAATAATTGATACAAGCTTAGAGTTTGTTGCTATAACTTCTGATGTTTGCGCCTGTGCGGTTTCTGCTATTTTTAGGAATTTTTCCGCCTCGCAAACTTTCATCTGCGCGTTACCTTTTAGAACATTTCCGCTCCCAACATTGTTATTTCCACTAAAGTTAGACGACTGGTTGTCGCTGTTTATCATTTCACCTCGTCCAAACAAAAGCCAATCCATGCTAAATTGAGGATAGCATTCAGCAATCTTTGTTGCAAGCGTAGCAGATATTGACTTTATTTTCCCATTTCTTATGTCGTAGAAATTTTGCGGTGTTGCGCCGATTTTATTTGCTAATTTTTTCAGTGAAATATCGAGGTGCTGCTCAATCATTTCAAGTTGTTGGGTTGCGTTCATAATATTTTTTTTCTTGTTTTTGTCAATTATTTGCTGTATCTTTGCAAAAAAATTAATACTTTGAGTTATGGGCGATGTTTCAATTTTATCAATTATAGCACTTGTTGTTTCAGCAGTAACATTTATCGGTAATTTGCTTATAGTGATACATTTAGAAAAATTACGCAAGCCCAACAAATAGGTCTATCTCTCGCCTGTTATTTTTCTTATGATTATCATCCCATATAAGCATAATTTTTGCTGTATTTATTTCCTCGTCTTTGTTTATTTTTATTGTAAAATTATGGTTTGAGCACAGTAGTTTATAGGGGTTTTCAGTATTTTCAAAATCGATAACTATTCCGTTCGTTTTTGATAATATGTGTATATTTTTTGCGTCCGATAGTCCAATGTTTGATATTATTAAATCGTCGTAATAGCCTTTTTTCTTTAATCTTTCAACATTTATCAAGGCACTTTTTTTGAGTGTATTTTCTTCTTTGTACTTTTGATTTGCGATATACGCTGCCCACCATGATACCAAAAAACTTAATGCTGCCAAAATAATTGCAATTATTGGTATTATTTCCATTTCCTTGTCTTGTTTTGATTTTTAGCGTTTTAATTCATCGCGGTTGATAACTTAATGCAAATTGTTAATAACTTTTCAATTACTTTCTTGTTTCTGTCAATTATTTGCTGTATCTTTGCACTGTCATTTGAATTATTATACGTTAAAAATTAAAAAAAGTTACAGACATGGAGGCAAAAAAAATCACAACAATTTTTGAAAGCAATTATCTATCAGATTTGGATAAGGCTTTGGGCAACTTGCAAATGTCATTGCAGTCGCTCGAAACAAGCATAGGCGAAGTTAGGGCAATGATGCGCGCAAACGAGTTAACACGATAAAACAATGGAACTGAAAGAACTAAACGACTGTACAAATTGCAGAAAAGTAAATGAATTTGATTTCAAAGATACAGATAATGGTAAGATGTGTGATTGTTGCGACCACATTCTGTGGCGAGTGGATTCATATTTCAAATTTAGCCTTGAAGAACTTCAAAACTTCGCCGACCGTATTTGCGAAAAACAACGGGAACAGTGTGCAACTAATTATGATGAGTATTGTAACCACAATAAATGCAATACGTGCTATAACGCAATAGTCGAAACAGAACAGCCAAAATTGGAGGATTTGATATGAAAACAACACAACTGCAATTAGTAACCTACGACCAAGCCAAACGATTAAAGGAGTTGGGGTTTGATTGGAAGTCATGCACATACTATGACAATAACGGCAATGAGTGGTTGTTTTGTGCGGATACTTTTGAAAAAGAAATTGAACCATTAACACACAGACCAACCGTTGCCCTCGCATTGAAGTGGTGTAGAGATGTGAAAATTGTAAGTAGCGGAATTTGCATGTCTGATGGCAAATCTTTTTTTGGAAGATTTGAATATTACGGTGATTGTTATCAAACAATTACAAGCAATAACTTTGAATTAACCGAGAGTGACTTACTCGATGAAATTATGGACATTTTAGAAAAACAAACGACATGAAAGTAACTGAAATCTACGGCACACATCTCGGAACGCTCGAGATAAAAAACGACAACATCGGATTGCGTTTCACTTGGATTAATGACGAAAACCGACTGCAAGGCTTTCGGCGCGGTGTCGGAAGTGTCAATCGGAAGTTTGGCGGATTGCGACACGCGCTCGACTACATTTTGAAAATAACAGAAAACGAATAAGCAATGGAAACACACGCACAACCACAGCAAACGGTCGCGATAGTCGACTATCACAAATTCCGCCACGATGTTGAATCGACTGTCTTGGAAAACTTGAAACAAGAGGCTGAAAATTTGACTGCGAAACGAATGTATTACACGACAAAAGAGGTCGCAAAGATTTTCGGAAAAACAGCCCAAACGCTAAACCGTTGGCACAAGCAAGGAATTTTGTGCTATTCAAAAGTTGGCGACGAAAACAGCCGTTTTGACAACCTTTATTCGATCGACGAGGTCAACGCCTTGCACGAGAATTTGAGGCGACAGCGGGAGCAGAAATCAGATTTTCAGCGTGAAAACCTTGTTAATCATATTGCGCTTGTTGTTCAGGCGTAAACGACGGAAATATGAACATAGGGAACGACACACATACCCAAAAATATAAATCTTAATCTATGGAAACAATCATATTAAAATCGCTCACGATGCGGAATTTTCGGGGCGAAAAAGAGCGGACAACGGAATTTAACGCCGACGTTACGACTATCAGCGGAGCGAACGGCTTGGGAAAATCTCGCCACTTCGATGCCTTTCTTTGGCTCCTATTTGGCAAAGACACAGAGGATAGAAAGGATTTTAACATTAAATCGCTCGTTGACGGAAAAACACAGGACAAAGTCGATACAGAGGTTTCGGCGGAGTTGGGATTAAACAATGGCAAAACAGTTAATTTACGCCGCGTTTACAAAGAAAAATGGGTAAAACCACGAGGGCAAGCCGTTGAACGCTTTGACGGACACGAAACAGAGTATTTCTGGAACGATGTACCGCTGAAACAATCCGAGTATATCGCCCGAGTGAACGACATCGTAAACGACACGGTTTTCAAAATGATCACCAACCCGATGTTCTTTGCAAGTATGAAATGGCAGGAACAACGCGAGCAACTTTTTCAACTCGCCGGCACAATAGCGGACGATGAGATCGCGCAACAAAACCCAGATTATTCCGCTCTGCTTGACAAGATAAGTGGAAAATCGCTGGCCGAGTTCAAGCGTGAGATTTCGGCACGGAAAAAGAAACTCCGGGACGAGCTGGAAACAATAGGGCCCCGAATTGACCAAACCCAAAAATTGATGCCAGAGACTGCCGATTTTGACAAGATCACGGCGGAAATCTCGGAACTTGAAAAACAAATCGAGCAGGCTGACATTGAAATTGCGGACCGTAAAAAAGCGGACGAACAGACTGCAAGGGAACGCAGAGATTTGATGAATGAGATTTTGGAACTTGAAAACAAGCAAACAAAAATCGTTTCAGAGGCAAACAAACAGGCACAAGAAACTGTAAACGCCGAAAACGCACAATATCGCAAACTCCAGCAGATAGTTGATGTTTTGCAAAGAGATATCGTGAAAATTGATAGCGAAATAGAGCAGTGCAACGCTGAAATTTCAACTATACAGAAAAAAATCGCAAACAAACAAACAGAGATTGACAATTTGCGCAATCAATGGGCAGACGAGAACGCAAAAGAGTTTTCGGGCGACTTGAGTTGTTCGGTTTGTATGCAACCGCTACCGGCGGACAGCGTTGATGCTCTGAAAGGGCTGTTTGAAACCAATAAATCAAATAAGCTCGACAGTATTAACAGCATCGGCGGTTCATTGAAATCAGAAATTGAACAGTTGGAGCAATCTTTCAAAAACGACGAAAAACGTATCGATGAACTACAAATCAAACGCTCTCAAAAAATGGCAGATATTGCCATTACTAATGAAAACCTTGAAAAAACAACCTTGAAAGAGGTTGCAGAGATTGATTTTTCGAAGCTTCCGAAGTTTATGGAAATTGAAACAAAAAAAGAGGGGCTGAATAAAAAGTATGAAAAACTGCAAAATCAACCGGAAGTTGGCGTATCGGACTTAATCACGAAAAAGCGTGAAATTTCAACGCAAGTCGAGCCGTTGAGGACTACACTCCGAAACCGTGATTTAATCGCGAAATACACCGCCGAAATTGCTGAACTTGGCAAAAAAGGAAAGGAGTTGGCACAGCAAATCGCAGATGCCGAACGAGAGGAACACACAATCGGGAATTCTATAAAAGCGAAAATCGAGGAATGCGAACGCAGGATTAACGGACTGTTTGAAATCGTTACGTTCCGACTGTTTGAATATACGATTGATGGAAACGAAATTGAGGTCTGCGTGCCGCTTGTGAACGGTGTGCCTTTTGGAGCTGTAAACACCGCTGGACAGATTAACGCTGGCCTTGATATTATCAACGCACTTGTTAAGCATTACGGGATTTCAGCTCCAATCTGGATTGACAACCGAGAAAGCGTGAACAGCATAATTGACACGAAGAGCCAAATCATCAATTTAGTAGTAACCACAGAGCCTACGCTCACAATTAGTTAAATCAACCAATAAAAAATCAAAACTATGGAACAAAACAAAGAAACGACAGCCGTTGAGGTTGTAAAAAAAGACGTCACCGCAAAGGTGTTGCAAAAGGTTGACCTGTTCAAAAAATCGGGCGAACTGCGCATTCCAGACGGTTATTGCCCAGAAAACGCTTTAAAATCCGCTTATTTGGTTTTGCGCGAGGCAAAAACAGCGTGTAGCAAACCAGTATTAGAGCATTGTACACAGGAAAGCATCGCCGACAGCCTTTTGAAAATGATTGTTTGGGGGCTTTCGCCTCTCAAAAAGCAATGTTATTTCATCGCATACGGCAACAAGTTGCAGTGCGACCCGGATTATTCCGGTAACATTTTGCTTGCAAAACGTTACGGAGGGCTTTCTGAAATCAACGGACACGCTATTTTTCAAGGCGACGATTTTGCTTTTGGAAATGATGCCGAAACGGGGCGCAAGAAAATCATCAAACACGAACAAAAACTTGACGATTTTGGAAAAGATGTTATCGGGGCTTACGCTGTTTACACGTTTCAAGATGGAACAACAAAGGCGGAAATTATGAACATTAATCAAATCAAAAACGCTTGGGGAATGGGCGGCACAAAAGGCAGCTCGCCAGCACACAACAAGTTTTCAGACCAAATGGCTATAAAAACCGTGATAAACAGGGCTTGTAAGTTGATAATTCGTTCGTCAGACGATGCGGTTTTATACAGCGACAGCAAAGACCCAATTGATACTGAATACATTGATGTTACCGAAGCCGTGCATCAAGAAATCGAGGAAAAAGCCAACACAAAAACAATCGGCCTTGAAGAGGTCAAGGAAACAGAAGCTGCCACCGTTGAAACGGTGCAGGAAACACCGTCGGAAACAACTGAACAGCCATCGGAAGTCAAAACAGACGGAAAACCTAAATTGAATTTTTAGTTATGAAACTGAAAGTTTTATCATCAAATTCAAAAGGAAATTGCTATGTCCTCGATAACGGCGCTGAGGCGTTGGTTATCGAGGCTGGCGTTCCGCTCTCTGAAGTAAAAAAGGCGGTTGACTTCGATATTTCGCGGATTGTCGGCTGTTTGATTTCGCACGAACACAGCGACCATGCGAAATATGCCGACAAATTTGTTCAGGCGAGAATACCGGTGTTTGCATCACGAGGCACTATCGATGCACTTGGAAGCAAGGGTAAAGGAATTGAATCGCCTGGAATGGCATTTGCGTTTGAAATAGGAGGCTTCAAGGTTATGCAATTTCCAGTTAAACATGATGCGTCGGAACCGTGGGGATTTTTAATCCAGCACCACGAAATCGGCACATTATTATTCGCAACCGACACCTACTATCTGGAATACAAGTTTAACGGACTAACAAACATTTTGATTGAATGTAACCACTCAAACGAGCTGTTGAAACAACGCTTTGAGGATGGAAAGATAACCGACGGACAGTACAACCGAGCGTTGCAGTCTCACATGAATTTTGAAACTTGTAAAAAAACGCTACTTGCGAACGACCTATCACAAGTGAATAACATCGTTTTGATACACCTTTCAGACGGAAATTCAAATGCAAAAGAGTTTCAGCAGGGTATCGCCCAAGCGACTGGGAAAACCGTGCATATCGCCGAAAAAGGGCTTGAAATAAACATTAATAAAACACCGTTTTAATTATGAGAATGACAGAAGAAGAGGCTTTGGATTATTATATGTCAAGAAAAAGCCAAATACCAAAATGCCAAGAAAAAGCTGAATGCTTGCGTGGAAACGGGTGTTTCTGCGAGGAAAGAAAAAATGCTATTAACAAAATAAGACTCGGAAGATTATGATGGAAAAAATTTGGAATATAATTATTGGAATTACTGTAATTTTAATTTTAGGAGCAAAAATTACGACTACTGTTGCCGGTGTGATTTCGCTTTTTGACGGAGAATATACGAGAGCAACGGCGCTATTCGTTTTGTTCATTATGCTTTCAACTAAATACGATGCGCTAACAAAATAACTATGACACACGGTAGTTTATTCAGCGGAATTGGCGGATTTGATTTAGCCGCACAGTGGGTAGGTTGGACAAACGTGCTCAACTGCGAAATAGACCAATTTTGCCAAAAAGTACTAAAATACCACTTCCCAAATTCACAACAATATGCAGACATCACAAAAACAGATTTTACAAAGTACAAAGGATCAATTGACGTTGTTTCCGGAGGATTTCCCTGCCAACCGTTCAGTGTTGCAGGGAAGCGAAAAGGCGCGTCAGATGACCGTTTTCTATGGCACGAGATGTTACGAGCAATACGAGAGATTGAGCCGTCATGGGTCATTGCTGAAAACGTTCGTGGGCTTATTAGTCAAGACGGTGGATTGGTATTCGGACAAGTGTTATCTGACCTGGAAGATGCAGGCTACGAAGTGCAGCCGTTTGTTATTCCAGCTGTCGCCGTTGGCGCGCCGCACCGAATAGACAGGATTTGGATTGTCGCTACTAAAAACTCCGACACGAATGGACGGTATAATATCGACTGGGAAAAAGAATCCGACACCTGGAAACTCTGGAACATTGGGGCAGGAAATAGCGAGCGGCTACGCCCCAACGATGAAAAAATTGGAGCTGCTTCCAACCGTGCAAACGCAAGGACTGAAAATCTGCAACAAGCAGGGGAAAACGCAATTTGTAAACTTGCGATTGCTTCCGACACCAAAATCACAGGACGAAAGGCACGCCAAACGGGACAGAAAAAAGAGCAATTTAGGAGAGGAAATGAGCGAGTTGAGTTATCAAACCACTGGGGAAACTTCCCAACTGTCAGCCCATTTTGTGGAGGAAATAATGGGCTTTCCATCGAATTGGACGGTATTACCTTTTCAAAGTGGAGGAGAGAAAGTATAAAGGCGTACGGAAACGCCATAGTTCCGAAAGTCGCCTATCAAATTTTTAAAACAATTAATCAAATAGAAACATTATGAAAAATACAGAAAAACACTACGAATTAACGCAAGAATTTAAGATTAACATTTTTGGCGTAAAGTTATTCAGAATACGCGCAACAAAAAAAGTGCGAGAGATTGAAATTGGAACGCTTGGCGGTTGGGTTTCCGACAATGCAAGGGTTTCCGACAATGCATGGGTTTACGGCAATGCAGAGGTTTACGGCAATGCAGAGGTTTACGGCAATGCAAGGGTTTACGGCAATGCAAGGGTTTCCGGCAATGCAAGGGTTTCCGACAATGCATGGGTTTCCGACGATGCAAGGGTTTCCGACAATGCATGGGTTTACGGCAATGCAGAGGTTTACGGCAATGCAGAGGTTTACGGCAATGCATGGGTTTACGGCAATGCAGAGGTTTACGGCAATGCAGAGGTTTACGGCAATGCAAGGGTTTCCGGCAATGCAAGGGTTTCCGGCGATGCAAGGGTTTCCGGCGATGCAAGGGTTTCCGGCAATGCAGATTACTGCTGTTTTCAGTCGTTTGGAAGCAATGGTAGAACAACTACCGTTTTCCGAGAAAAGGAAAACAAGATTAAAATTTCTTGCGGATGCTTTTTTGGAAGTATTGAGGAATTTGAAAAAGTCGTTGAAGGAACACACGGCGATAATAAATTTGCGCGCGAATACAAGTCGATAATAGAAGTGATAAAAATTAAATTTGATATAAAATGAGACGAGAAAGTTTTGTGTTTTACAGAAGTTTCTACGAGGCGATAAAAGAACTGCCGAGAGATATTCAAGGTGAGATTTACACGGCCGTAATGGAGTACGGTCTAAACGGTAATGAAATTGAAAATCTAAAGCCGATCGCTCGTAGTATTCTTGCGCTGGTAAAGCCACAAATAGAATCAAACAACAGGAAATTTTCTGGAGGACAGAAAGGGGCTGATTTTGGGCATCTTGGAGGTCGTCCAAGGAGTGAAAAAAAACCCCAACAAAACCCCTCGGAAACCCCAACAAAACCCCTCGGAAACCCCAACAAAACCCCTAATGTAAATGTAAATGACAATGTAAATGAAAAAAAAGAAGTTACTATCGTAACTTCCAAAAAAGACTTTGACCTATCGTTTATCGAAAAAGATTTTGAAAAAACGTTTTTACAATTTTTTGAGTACCGCAAAGAATTAAAAAAACCGTTCAAAACTCAAATCGGCGTCGAGGAGGAGTACAAGAATTTGAAATTTTTATCAAAGAATTGTCCAGAAACAGCAAAAAAAATCGTAGAACAGTCAATCAGGAACGAATGGCAGGGATTATTTGAATTAAAAACACAAAACACGCAACAACAAAATGGAACAGCAAAAAACGCTCACGGAGCAAGTAAGAGAGGCACTGAGCCAACACAAGATGCCCAGTATTTTACGAAAATTTGATGTAGGTTGGAACCAATTCGTTACGAAATGGATAATTGAACTAAAAAAATGCGGCGTAAACCAATGCGACGACACATCTGCAATTCAATTGATACCAGATTGGCTTGAAAACGGAAAGCAGAGTTTATTGATTTCAGGGGGTGTTGGAAATGGAAAAACAACGATTGCTAGCGCACTAAAAAACTCGCACAACGACAGTTGCAAAGACAATCTCAGAGAGGAAAACATTGCAAAATATGTAACAGCAAGGCAAATAATTGGTATGGCTATGCAGGGCCGTGAAACCAAAACAAGTCAAACACTCAAATCGTTGCACGACTGCTATGGCTTGATAATTGACGATTTAGGCATTGAGCAAGCAGAGATCAACAATTATGGAACGATCGAAACCCCTGTGATTGAACTGCTCGAAAAACGGTACGAAAAACGTTTGCCAACAATCATCACGACAAACCTCGATATGGAGCAAATCAAAGAAAAATACGGCATTCGCATTCACGATAGGATAATTGAACAGTATTCAATCATCGGACTAAATCAAAAATCATTCCGAAAATGAACACCGGCGTAAAAATAAAACTTCAAGGCAAAACTTTCTTTGTTGATAGCCAAGATGTGGATTTTCTTTCCGATTTTCTGCGTTTTTCTGATGACAGGCGGACGAAAAAACTGTTTTTGACCATGAGTGCCGTAAAGGAAAAAACAGTGCAGGAAAACCCGAATTTAACAGAATTGCAAGTTGAGCAGGAATTGTCCTACATCTTGAAACAATCTGGGTATCACCCTGCGGACATTGCGCGGTTTTTGAAACTCGGCCGCACGCACGTTTACAAAAATGAGAAAGTCGTCGAGAACGCACTTTGGGCAGAACAGCGGTCGGGAATTTCCGAAAAAACGATGAAAAAACGCATTGAGGCAATGAAAACTTTTTCACAAAGCCTCGTAACTCAAAAAAAATAAAATAACTTTGCAATACAATAACGGCTCGTTCTGTTTCGTAACTTGAATGTTTTATGAAATAATTTGAATGACATCAAGCGAGCCGTTTTTTTTTCACTTGAATTTTATGGGAATACACGATAAGATAGAGCGCGCAATCGAAATTTGCAAAATAGCAGAAAATTTAGCAAAACACCAAAATATGACTGTTGAACTTAGATATTCGGGTGGAAAAGATAGCGACATTTTGCTTGACATTGCAAAAAAAAGTGGTATAGATTTTGATGCCGTATTTCAAAACACAACTGTAGAAAACCCAATAACAGCAAAGTATATCAGAGAGCGAATGAAAACGGAAAATATAAAGTGGGTGAACCCACCGAAAAACTTTTATGAGATATGCAAAGATAAGAAAATGCTGCCAAGCATTTGGATTAGATTTTGTTGCAAGCCATTAAAATACAATGCCAAAAAGAATGTTGTCACATTGCTCGGAATACGAAAGGCAGAAAGCAAAAAAAGAGAGTCGTTATGGAATGAATTTTCAGATAAAAAGAAATTACGATTACCGTTTTCAGAATTTTCAAAATTATTCGATGAAAAGTGCAAGCAAAAAACAGCGCACTTCAACCCGCTGTTCAATTTTACAAATAGAGACGTTAAAGAGTATATCAGAATAAACAATCTACAGATAAACCCAATATATAAAACACAAACAAGATGTGGTTGTTGGCTTTGTCCATTTGCAAGTGTTAAGGAAAAAATTAATGTGATTAAACAAAATCCAAGCATATTGAAACCACTTGTTAAACTGTGCGATTTTTTGGCTGCTGAAAAACCAAACTACACATCTGAACAACATTTAGAGATGTTTATTAAAGGTCGTCATTACAAACAACAACCTCAGATGTTTTCCGTGTGTAGCGAGCTAAAACAAATTTTAGAGGTTCAAAAAGAATAATTTTTCACAAAACACTGTAACCACTAACTAGTCTTGTAATTTTGCGGTAAAATTGCGGAAACCGCAAAAAGAACAATGAAAACAGACGGGAAGATACCAAAACAGCATATAATTGACATTGCGGATTTTATGTTCGCAAACCCAACCGTAAAGACGGCGGTTGTTATCGCCAAATTTGCGGATAGTTTGCGGAAATCCAAAAGGAGCGTCGAGGGCTACATCACAAAGGCACGCGAGTATAACAAGGGCCGAATTATCGAGGACGAAAAGGTAAAGGCTGAAGCTCGCCGTAAACATATCATTGAGCAGGACGAAACAATGTTAATGCGCAACCGTGACAGGGCGTTAGAATTACTTTGGGAAATCGCAGAGGGTAAAAAATCCGATGCGTTCGGCATACGAACAAATGCAATCGACAAAATCGCAAAATATGAGCATTTCGATGAAAAGCCGCCACCACCGCCCGAGCAATCGCAAGGCGAGCGCGAGAAAGCAATCGAAAAGATAATGCAAAAGCAGTTAGAGGTGTTCAATGATTTATTTTACAGCGATTTCAATTACATGGATTTGCCCGGCGGTAGAGGTCGTGGCGCATCGTTCGCCCTTTCGTCTTATCTCGTTGCAGGGGTTTTGGGCGACGATTACTTCCGTGCAGTCGCAATGCGCTACAACGATACATCAATTTCAACTGGTATTTGGCAGGACATTTTAGACCGTATCGATGAATTCGATTTGCACAAGTTTCTGAAAGTAACATCAGTCCCACGCAAGATTATTTGTCTTGAAACTGGGAATTTCATATCAGCAACGGGGTTTGTCGGCTCAAAGGAAAAAATGAAAGGCCTCGCTGGTTACAACGTTGTTTCCGTTGATGAAGCGAACGAAGTGCCGGAATTTTTGATTAACAAGCTGCTCGATACTATCAGAACGGTTAAGGGGAAAAACCGTGTTATTCGCGCGTTCAACCCACCGTCGAAACGGCATTATATTTGGAAAGATTACGTTATTGAGCCAACAAAAGGCGGTTATACATACAAGCCAAAGGCGGACACGCTTATTTCTGCAATTATCAGTTCGTACAAGGATAACGATTATTTGTCCGAGAGTTATTTACAGCGTATTGAGGGCAAACGGGCTACCGACGAAAATTACTATTTCGGACAATACGCCGGATTGATAACCGATAATCCGACAGGACGGATTTTCAACTGGAACACTTGCACGGTCGCAGACTTCAAAAGCATTGACGGAAATTCTGCATACGGTTTGGATTTTGGTTTTTCAGACGATCCGAACGCCCTCGTTGAAATCAAGCGACACGGAAACAAGATTTACCTGCGTGAGCATATCTACAAATCCGGGCAGTCCGACAAACAGTTGATTGACGAGTTGTTGTTGCTCGGTATTGACTTTAGGCCCTTAATCGTGTGCGATAGTTCCGCCGACACCCGAATACACAACCTTTTGACTTCAATTGACGGAACACACGAATACAAAAAGGGGTTCAACGCTCAACCGTGCGAAAAGGGAGCAGGCTCGATTTTGGACGGAATCGGAATAATGAAAGAATACGAATTGATTGTGTGCGAGGACAGCGACAATTTGATTTCCGAGCTATCGGACTATAATTGGCAAATCGACCGTGACGGCATTGTAACAGAAAAGCCCGTCGATAAAAACAACCACTTAATTGATGCGAGCCGATACGTTATTTCGTGGATTAAAAAATATGGGTTATAAATTTTTTCACAAAACGTTGTAACTTCATTTTTACGCAGTAATTTTGTGCCGTTATTCCATAGTGAAACTTTGAGGTCGTAGGCGGTGTGATAGCCGCCTGTCGTCTCAAAGGAAACAAAAAAAAACGCAAAATTATGAAGTGGTCCATCAAGTTAATCACAATTGCAGTAATCGCACTTTCAGTCATTGTTACAACTTGCACCTCATGCACTTCACAGCGACAGATGAACAATCTAATCGCGCAGCACACGCTTGAGCTTCACGAAGTCAATGCGCAGTTAAGCACAGCCAATGAGGAGCTTATTAGACAAACGGCAATGCTTGACAGCCTTATGGGGCTTCCCGAGCAAATACGCGAGGTTATTATTACGCAAGACCGCATAATCGACAACACCGACAGCCTTGTTATTATCAACAATAATATGCTGCGTAGGCTGCACAGAATTGAGGACAATACCGACACAATAATTCAGATTTTAAGGCAGCGCACGGTGTTTGACGATAAATTTTGAAACAATGGAATACACGGTTATACTTGAGAAATTGACAGAATTAAACGGCGTTTGCTGGGTAAATAGTGGCGTTGTTGTCATTCTGATAGCGGTTGTTTTGGGGCTTGGAAAAATGATTTACACGATGTCAAAAACAGTGTTGAATTTGTTTGGTATCATTCAAGAATTGAAAGCCAAGAATAAAGACCAGACCGACGAAATTTCAACGCTGAAACGCAACATCTACAAACTTGAAAGTAAGATCGACGAGCTAATAGATAAAAACGGCACGAAATGAAAAAGATTTTGAAATTGATAAAAGCGGTATTCGCACGTGTAGAGCGTTCGCAGTTTGTAGAACGCAATTACTACCGACCAGACGACGTAAACTTCGATGAGGTTTTTGAGCAAAAAGAACGAGAAATTGACGCAGAAATTAAACGACTATCAAAACTACAAAATACAATGAGAACATCACGCTATTACAATGATTCGCATTTCCCGAACGGGTCAATGCAAGCAATGTCGCAAGCACTTTTGAATATGCTTGACGATTCAACCGATTATATGCGCCAGCACTACCGGGCGAATTACTTGCACGATATTTCAAGCGCTGGGCGTACACACGCAAACGAAATCGCAAAGGGTCGCAATGGAAATTCCGCCCACGTAATAACCGACGAGGGTAGCGATGCCGTCGATATTCGCAACAGGGGCGAAAGCCGTTTGCGTTATTGGCTTTTGCGTTCGCTTTTTCACGCTGGATGTCGCAGGGTTGGCATAAATTTCCCGTTGAATTTTTACCATGCAGATGTTTCGACGCGTCCGCACCATCAAGCACATCAAGACGTTTTGTTCACATACTAATTCGATACAAAGATGGGAATTTTCGGCAGATTTTTCAAAGCAATAACGAGACGGATACAGGGCTACAGCGGCGTCGGTTTCTTTGGCGATTTTGATGCTGTCGATTATATTAACGCTGTAATAATTCGCCGAATCTCGCCGATTGCTTTTGCAGATTTTTACATCACGGACAAGGACGGAAACGATACAGACCATTTGCAAAAGGAGTTTCTTGACGAAAACTTTTTGCAAATTTACCTGCAAATGAC